GGTCTTCACGCTCACTCCACAGCCGGTTCGCCTTTCGACGCCATCGGTTATCCACAGCAACATATGGACTTCGCCTATGAAAATGGTATGGATGCGCTTGCACTAACTGATCATGGCAACTGTAATGGACTAGCCTATCAGGTTCTTCACGCCAAGTCAATGGAAAAAGAAGGCAAGAGCTTTAAACCCATTTATGGATGCGAGGCATATTTCATTCCCTCTATTAAAGAATGGGCAATACTTAACGAAGAAGCAAAAGCGGACAAGAAAAGAAAAAAAGAAAAAGCCAATACTGGATTTGCTTAAAAATGCTATCAATTTACGTTCCCACTTGGTTCTTCTCGCCCAAAACCAAACGGGATTAAACAATATATTCAAATTAGTTTCCCAATCTTATAAGCCAGGAAACTTTTATCGGTTCCCAAGAATTGATTTAGAAATGCTCCGCGAACATGGCGAGGGTGTCATCGCATCTAGCGCGTGTTTGGGGGGTATTTATGCCACAGATTATTGGAAAAATAAAGATGACGGTGACGAAAAGATACTAGAAGCCATGAGAATAACAACCGAGAATATGTTAGGTATTTTTGGAGATAGATGGTATGGCGAACTTCAGTGGTGGAACGATCAAAACCAACACAATCTTAATCATTTTGTTATTCAGGTTGCAAAAGAATATGGAGTGGAACTCATTTCCACTTGCGATAGTCATTATTATAATCCAGAAGTGTGGAAAGATCGTGAACTCTATAAGAGACTCCACCCTGGCATGGCTGCTTTTCATGGAGAGATGCCAGAAACCATATCTCAACTTGAATATGAACTGTATCCAAAAAACGGAGATCAAATGTGGGAATCCTATAAAAAGTATTCTTCACAGTTGGGTGAGAAATATGATGACGATCTGATTATGGAATCTATTGAGCGAACTTATGATATAGCTCACAACAGAATTGAAAAGTTTTATCCAGACAATACAGTTAGGCTCCCATCTTTTGTTATACCTGATGGAATGGACGAGGATACCGCATTGAGTGTTGCCGCGTCCAACGGCTTGCAATCGCAAACCAAACACAGTCAAGAATATCTTGATCGCCTCAAGCATGAACTAGAGGTAATCAAAGATCGCGGCTTTAGCAGATACTTTTTAACAATGAAAGCGATTGCCGACAAAGCTACAGCAACACAGTTAACGGGACCATCGCGAGGTTCAGCCGGTGGATCATTAGTTGCGTATGCTTTGGGCATTACACAAGTAGATCCTATTAAGTATGGGCTATTATTTTCTAGGTTCTTGAGAGCAGACGCAACAGATTATCCAGACATTGATTATGATGTGTCAGATCCGTTTGTGTTGAAGGAAATGTTAGTCAAGGAATGGGGCGAAGATAATGTAGTTCCGATCTCTAACTGGAACACGCTACAACTACGGTCACTTATAAAAGACATTTCCAAACTTTATAAAGTTCCCTTTCAGGAAGTCAATAAGGTTACAAGCAAAATGGTTGGCGAGTCAATAGGACCAGCCAAAAGAGATCATGGTATAAAAACTGGTGTCTACGCTCCAACTTTTGATGAAGTGATGAAGTATAGCACGACCCTGCAACAATTCCTTAGAGATTATCCAGAAGTAGAAACCCATGTTCGTACCTTGGTTGGACAGGTTAGATCGTGCTCCCGTCATGCGGGAGGTCTTGTAGTCGGTGAGAACCTAAATCAATATATGCCATTGATCTATAGCGGTGGAGTAAGACAAACACCGTGGACCGAGGGACAAAACGTCAGGCATCTTGAGCCCATGGGTTTTATCAAGTTTGACATCCTTGGCTTGAGCACTCTTAGGATGATTGAGGATGCTATTGGAAAAGTCCTAGAGAGGCACAAAGGAGTTTCGAGTCCTAATTTCAGCGACATAAAAAACTTCTATGACGAAAACCTTCATCCTGATAAACTAGACTTCGACAATCAGGATATTTATAAAAACATCTTCCATAAAGGTAAGTGGGCTGGCGTCTTTCAATTCACAGAACCAGGAGCGCAGGGATTTTGTAAAAAAGCCAAGCCAACAAGTTTGGTCGATATCGCGGCAATCACCTCCATCTTTAGACCAGGACCGTTAGGCGCAAAGGTCGATAGAGATTATGTAGAGGCAAAAGAAAATCCACAATACATAAAATATCTTCATCCAATCATACAAGAAGTGACGGAAGAAACTTATGGGTTTTTGATTTTCCAAGAGCAGATTGCTTTGCTTGCCCACCGACTGGGAAAAGACATTTCCTTGGACGAGGGTAATCTTTTACGCAAACTATTAACAAAGAAAGGAACAGGAAAAGGTGCAGAGGAAAAGACTAGAATTCATACTAAGTTCGTGGCAGGATGTTCAGAAAAGGGAATTAGCAAAAAACAAGCAGAAGATCTCTGGAGCACTTTTGAGTATTTTAGTGGTTACGGCTTTAATAAGTCCCATGCTGTGGGTTATAGTATATTATCTTACCAGTGCGCTTGGATTCTAAATTATTATCCATCGGAATGGTGCGCTGCGTTTTTAAATAAAGAACCCGAGGGCAGAAAAGAGCGAGCCATTAATGTAGTGAAGAATTTGGGCTATGACATCCAAGAAGTTGAAATAAATACTTCAGGAAGATCGTGGGATATTTCTACAGATGGTCAATTGGTTCAGCCCCTTACCTCCATCAAAGGCCTTGGCGAAAAGGCTATGGATCAAATTTTACAGAACCGACCCTTTAAGAACGTAGAGGATTTTCTATTCAATGAGAATGTAAGTTATTCTAAATTAAATAAAAAAGCTTTGGATGTGTTGGTGAGGTCGGGTGCTTGCGACTCTATTGCAGATGATCGCTTTAAGCATTGTAAGCATTTATGGCTTTCAACTGTGAGTGATCGACCCAAGAACAAAAAGAGACTTGAGGATAATATAACCAAGTATTGTGGTGAGGCAGATTTTACAGAAGAAGAACGAATTGAGAATATTGTTTCTCTTACGGGGATCTTTCCATTTGAGTTGGTCATGGATAAAAAAGTCCGTGAACGTATCGAGCACAACTGCGTTCCTCCCATCGCACAATTTGATAAAGACCTGGGTCTGTGTTGGCTTATCCCAAGAAGCGTAACCGTCAGGCAAACAAAGAATGGTCGGGACTTTTGGATTATAAATGTGATTGACGATACTTGTCAAAGCACGGACATTAAGTGCTGGAATGTGAGATCTGAAGACAAGGTTCATCTGAACCGACCATATATAACAAAACTAGATTATGATGACCAGTGGGGTTTTTCGACTCGCTCTGTTAAGCATAATTTTATATTAGTGGGGTAAAAAATGTTTACACAAGAAGAACACACACTAGAGGTGTATAGATTAATTATTGGATCTGATGAGGCGGAAGCTGAAGCAGAAGGAAGTATCTCCGAATACTTGCTTGAGCGCGGAGTATTTCACGCTAATAAATTAGGTCGGGAGCACAAAAAGGTTAAAGAATTTGATATAGTAAAAGATCCAATGTCAGGAGGATGGATCTTAATTTTCATGTGCGAGAGGTGTTATTTTTAATGAAGAATGAATATGAGGTGCTGATTGAAGATCTAAATCCACCAGAAGGAAATACAATCAAGATGAGACATGTCTTGAAAAGAACAATCAGGCGCACCATCAATGAACGACTGAGAAGTAAATTGGCAGAAACTCGCAAGCCCAAGGGTCTGGAAATTGATGTCCCTTCAGAGTGGACAGATATTTTACATAAAGACTCTTCCATCTTGACCGACTACCGAGGAGACTTGGTTCGTTCTTGGTTGAGTTTTAGAAGTGAGGCAAGTGCCTCAAAGGAAAGATAAATGATTATTGAATATACAAGATTGAGAAAGGATGTTCACCCACCAGAAAGAGCAAACCCAAGTGATGCGGGCTTGGATTTATATTTTAATCCCGAGCCCCAAGGATTGTTGCCGAGCCCAAACCAAGACAGTGTGACGATTGAACCAGGAAAGTGTGCAGTGCTGCCCACGGGTTATAGATTCGGTGTGCCTCATGGTTATATGCTTGAAATTAAAAACCGTTCGGGGATCGCAGCAAAGCGATCTTTGATCGTGGGTGCGTGTGTTGTTGATTCAGGATATGATGGCGAGGTGTTTGTAAACCTACACAATATTGGAACTGAGACACAAATTATTGAGCCACAAACAAAGATTGCTCAAGCGGTAATGACCCCGGTGGTCCATTTCCGTGCGCTTGAGACTGCGAGTGGCGATCTTTATGATTGGTATCCCATTACCATTTCTGAACGTGGCGATGGTGCATTGGGGTCTACGGACAAAAAAGAAGAAAAAAGTGTCTAGTCTAAAGAAGAAAATAAAACGACAACAAGAGAAAGAAGCCAAGAAAGATCTCCAAGAAAAAGTGGGGCTCTTTAATAAGTTAGGCGAAGAATGTTTAGTTTGTCAAAAGGACTTCGATAAAAAGAATAAAGAAATGGTAATGAGTTGGAGTGTTATTGTTAAAGAAGACACTGTAAGATTATATTGTCCCGAATGTTGGGACCGTGCAAATAATTTAATAAAGGAAATAAAAGATGGATATACAAACACAAAAGACGATGTTTAGTTCAAAGACTAATGAGTGGGGAACCCCACCGGAGTTCTTCGCTAAACTCAATAAGAAGTTTAAGTTTACCCTTGATCCGTGTAGCACTCCTATCACTGCTAAATGCGAGAAGTATTATACCAGGGAAGTCGATGGGCTTTCGCAGAGTTGGGAAAACGAGGTTGTCTTTGTCAACCCTCCTTATGGAGACATAAGTAAGTGGGTGAAGAAATCTTATGAGGAATCAACCCAGAACAATGCGACGGTGGTTATGTTAATTCCTTCCCGTACCGACACTAAGTATTGGCACGATTATGTGATGCAAGCAAACGCTATTTATTTTATCAAGGGGCGTCTGAAATTCACCAACGGAAACGATAAACAAAATTCAGCCCCATTTCCTTCAGCGTTGGTAGTGTTTGATTCGGGAAAATTCCGTTGGGTTAGTGGTCCCACCATCAAAACAATGGAAAGACAATGATTGAGAAAACAAAAAAGATAATCTTTACAATTCCAGCAAACGACAAAGCCAAGTTCAAGGTCCAACTTCAATATGATAGTCTTACTCAAGCCAAATTTTTGCGTGGCATGATAGACGGATACATCAATAGGGATGAAGACTTTATGAACTTTATAGCGAAGATGAAAGGGGATACTAAAGTTCAAAGCAAGGCGCAACTAAAGAAGGTAGAAAAGAATTTAGTAGAGATGAAGCAAACTAAAAACACTTTTGCCCTGGAAGATGATGAAGTGGAAAACATTTTTGATATGCTAGAACAGGAGCACCCGGATTTATGAAATGTTATACCAAGTGCCAAAAGGAAAAGAAGTGTTGCCAGGTAAAAGAATGTCGCTTGTGGATGGATTATCCCCAGGATCTTAACTGTGTAGAAATAACAGTTCAGAAAGAAGGCAGCCTCACTTTGACAAAAATTGGAGATAGACTAAAACTAACTGCTTCCAGGGTCAAGCAGATTGAGAACAAGGCGTTAGCCAGGGTGTCAAAAACTCACCCCCAACTTCGTGAGGAGTTGAGCGACGAGGAATAAAAACAAAGTATAAATTAAGACCCCCTAACCACTCACCAAACTAAAGATACTATAATATGGTTTTTTGTGTCTTTAGGCACTATTTATTGTATAAACCGATTAAGTTTTAAGGAGACAATCGCAACATGGCAAAAAACAAGAAATCAAAATCTCTACTGAATGAGGCAACCGTCCGCAGGATGATGAGGCTC